TCTCCGAAGGTTACATCGCCTGTGGTTGCAATACTTGTAGCAGACAGCGTAGTAAACGCACCTGTGCTTGGCGTAGTAGCACCAACAGTCGTACCGTCAATCGTACCGCCGTCAATATCGGCAGTAGTTGCTACAAGATTCGATGTAGTCACGGTAGCAGGGGTAGTAGCACCAATAGTCGTGCCGTCAATCGTACCGCCGTTAATGTCCGCCGCACCGATAACAACGGAGCCTGTGCCGTTAGGCGTAATGTTGATATCGCCGTCAGAATTTGTTGAGCTTAACGTGTTAGCGTCAAGGCGTAGGTTATCTGCGTTAACAACGGTAAAAGCGCCAGAAGAAGGCGTTGTACCACCAATAGACGAGCTGTTAATGGCATCGCCATCAACGTGAAAACTGTTTAGCGTATCGCGTGTTACACGTAGCTCTACAGGTGTGGACGCATCCCATGCTCGGGCAGTTGTGCCTTCTTGGGCACGTTCTACCGTCAGTGTATCGCCTACACGCGCGGTTACCTTACAAATTTCCCAGTTTTGTTCGCCCGCAGACCCGTACTCAAATAGTGTGATCAAGAAGTAATCACCTGAGATAACTGGAAACTTAGCGCCGCCGCCTGTAGTAAGCGTAAAGGTAGTCGCTACGTTAGTAACTGAGACGTTTAATCGACTCTTAGCATTGTTAGCAAATACTTGTGCCACGTTATATCTCCTTCACGCGAACAGTTACTTCGTCTTCAATAATTTCGTTGGAATCGGTTGTGGTTATCGTGAGCGTAACCTTATATGTCTGCCCAGTAACCCCACCTTCGCAAATAAGGTTTATAAAATCACCACTGCCGGGGACCCCCGCTGACACGGTGAGGCCGCTCGGCTCAACGTTTGTAGTTACGTTTATGATAACGTCACCAAAATCGAGGGCTTCAGAGTAGTCAATGCCGTAGCGACGGCGCTCATTTGGTTGCTTCTTAATTGTCGCTATCTTCATGTGGCTACCCGTGTAAATTCTTTAGTGTCCGCTGGGCGAACGAAATCTTTAAGCTCGGCTGGGCGAGCAAACGTAACAGCATCACTACTTTTAAGTAACTCGCCCTCTCTCCGAGTCACTGTAGCTGCCGCTGACATGTTAGATGCACCGTCATCGTGGAAATGCCACTGGAATGGGTCGCCGGTAATAGTCGCAAGAGCCTGTATGTCAGAGGACCCTGCTTGATCCATCACCGCATCCGCAGTGGCTTCGGCTACACCATCAAACATAGGGTACGTACCAAAGCGTGTCGCAAACGGCGTAGCTGTAAACACCGCGGGAGCAGACATCGTAGATTTAATAGTCTGCCTGTTATGTCCTGTGGCGTTAGTCACCGTCGCGTTTGCTACAGATGCACTTGCTACGTAGACGGTCACGACAGGATCTGACGCTAGCGTTGCTGGTGCTGACAAGTTTAGGACATCGCGGAAGATGTACTTAATCCCCGCAAAAAACTTCGCTGAGGCTTTAGGCTTAGAAGCTATGGCACGCTTGAAGTTTATTGTCGGCTGCATCGAGGCAGTACACGGCGCATACCACCCATCAGGCTTAAGAATCGCCTGTATGTCCGCAAAGGTCGCTTCGCCCAATATTGTCGGCTTAGCACTACCATCGTGGGTGTATATGCTTTGCCCACTGAGTTTGAGCATACCTTCGGGATAGAAAGTCGCTGTACCTGTAGGGAAAGCCGTAGCGTGGTTGCTCTGAAACTCGTCTATAACTGACGTAGCTTGCGCTGTAGCAGATGCGTGAGAGCGCCACTTGTAGGTTATATCCGGCTGTATAGATGCGCGGGCATTAAAGATGCCGTTAGCGCCGACAGCAAGGATGTACGAAGTAATTTCGGCATCGGCTGAGAAGTTAGCCGTTTCCCACTTCTGGACCCAAGGGGTAGAGACTACGGTAGCTTTAGCCTTAGCCGAGAATGGAACGTTGTGAAACTGCCACGCATAGCTTTCTAAGGTGGCAGTCGAAGGGGCGTTAAAGGTAGTTACATGGACATACGTAATGTCGGCGGTAATCGCAGCAACAGCCGTAATCGCTGCTGCCCCGAATTGGACTATGTTATAGCCAGAGTTTACCGCCGCTTGGTTTACGGCATATCCATTCGCTGCCACTAGTCAGTGCCCCCAACATTATGCAACAGTGATCTGGAGAGCACCCGCTGCAAACGAAAGTACGTCACCCGGCTGTAGCGTCTTCGACGTAGTCAGCGAGGCATGGAATAACAAGTTACCAGAAGTCGAAGCGTCAAACACGCCTACGTGAGTAATGGTAGATGATACGCCGTCACCGTTAGCTGCGAAGTCGAGCTGTGCCGTGTTCTGGGTTACACCGTTAGAAGACGCTGTGAACGTAGCCGCTACACGAACATAGTTTGTGTATGATGCTTCGTTAGCCAGTGCCGTAGTGGTGTCATCCGTAGGATCGGCGGTGAAAAGAGCGACGTATGGCGCTGAACCAGTGTGTGATCCAGAGCGCAAAAATACGTCAACGATTTTGTCTTCAACGTAGTTTGAAAATGCGGACATTACAGTCTCCTAATTAAAAGGTTTGCGCCCTAACACGCAGGGGTACACTTCGGTAATCACGTACTCTTGCATCAGCCACGCATTTGCCAAACATCTGCGAGTACATTACAGACATCCCGTAATCTGTCCAAGCCTTTCCGGGAATAGCTGTTAGTTTTGCTATGGCTCCGTAAGCGATGTCGCGCCCGTGAGTCTCATAGATAAAGTCTTCAATATTCTTAGAACTAAGCGAAGGCTTAAGTACCACTGTACCACGGAAGGTATACGTGCCGTCCGGGGAAGGGTAGAGCCTTACATATTTGTCCTGATATATGGCGTATGCCAAGGGCGTGCCAAGATCTTGCAGGTATTGAGGGCTGACATAACGATCAGACACGCGCTGTGCCGCGTTACCGTTTATCTCAAATACCAATACATCTTCTAAAACTGAGCCTGCTGGGATGTCTAACTCGTAGAGGCTTTCACCGCTAGAAGTAACATCGTCTTCAACATCAACACGCCAAACGTATGTCTCCATACAGAATGTGGCGAGGGCTTCAGCTAGGTGCGTCTCAATAACAACTTCAGGGCACTCGGGTACGTAGGGTTGTACGTACGGGAAAAGCTTATCTAAAGAAGCCATCAGGTCACCTTGCTAGGAATCTTAGGGTCAACAGCCGAATCAGTGGCGTTCTTAGCACTAATCGTAGCCGAGAACGCTTGGAAGTGCCCCGCTGCACGCGCTTGGTTTTCGCCGTACTCAGCATCTTTTGAATAAGCGCGGTACAACATCCAGTCTACGATTGGACCTGCATAGAGGTCGTCGAGAAGAATGACTGTAGGATCGGCGCTGCCGGGGTCAAGCTGTTCCTCTAGCATGGTGTGTTCACCAACAGGAGCGGTATACACCACTTCTAGTTCCGCAGAAGTAGTCGCAGGTGGATACACGAAAAATTCTTTAGGCTGGCGCGGGTCGAACATCCAGTGTTGGACGTTTATAGATCCCGTCTCAGCGTGCCAACCGGGACGTTGATCGTCCAGTATGGCGCGATTAACCATACGTACAACGCGCTTAGAGGAGCCTGACGCGGTGTTTCGTACGACATCGAGCAAACGTAGGCCGTCAGAGAACTGCGCTGTGAGGGACTGTCTGGTACCATCAGCACACACAAAGGTTCCTGTCTTAGCGTTAGCGTCTGGGCGAGCCAGTACGATATTTAGGTAGGCTTCATTGAGCCACTGCTGAAGTTCTAGTCTAGGCCAACGTATCCCACTATCCTGAAGGATATTCTCTACGCGGCTTATAATCTCAATGACCTTAACTGTGGACATCGCCTACCCCTAATTACTCTTCGTCTGTTGGAGCTTCTGCGGGGGTTAATCCAACATCAGCTTTTGGCTTACGCGTACGTTTAGCTTTAGGTGCTTCTGCTAACTTGTCAACCTCAGTTGAACTAGCGAGTTTGCGACCTTCTTCAGTAAGCACGAGTGTGCCGTCAACTCGACGTGCTACAACGATATTTTCGTTGCCGATGCGGACAATACCGCGACCTACAGCGACACAACCATTGTACTTCTCGATAAGTTGCTCAGCGTTCATGGCTATCTCCAGATATGAAAGAAGGGGGCCGAAGCCCCCTAGTTTTCAGCTATTAGGTGTTCTTACCTACGATAGCCGTGACAAGCGCAGTGTCCTTAACAACCTTACGTCCGTAGACGTTCAAGCCGCGTACCAGATCACCGAAGTCGTTCTGGTTGCGCAGAGGCTCAGTCTTAGCGATTGTTGATGCGAACGCACATGCCGCTTTAGTACCAGCAACCATCATACGACGAGCATCGGCAGAAGCTACAGCGCCCGGAGTCAGAGTACCCAGACCGTCGTTCCAGTCTTCACCAGCCGCAGCTTTTGGCAGCAGGTTAGATACGTAGACAGTGAAGCGATCCAACATACCGATCTTACCAGTACGGATCACAGAAGACTGATCACCCGTAAAGTAAGCCTGAGCGATGTTAGTGCCCATCAGGATGTTGCGATCACGTGGAGACATAATCAACCAACGACCATCTTCTGGTACGTTCTGCTCGTCCAGTGCAGCCGACATACCTAGGATAGTGTCGAGAAGCAGAGATGCCGTAGTGTCAACGTCAACACAAGCCGTGTCAGTACCGAAGTTGTAAGCTCCAGAGATCGCACCAGCAGTAGCACCAGTGTTAGCCGCAGCAGCGCCTTCAGTTACGAACCAGTTGTAGAAACACTCGTTCTCGATAGCGATCTTAAGCTGTTTAGCCGCATCTTCTGTGAACATGTCCATCAGAGCCAGATCAGACTGTTGTGCAAGCACATCGTTGGTCTGTACTTGGAAGTACTTAGCCTTGTTGATCTGCATGTCGAGGTAATCAGGTACAGGAGTCTGAGTAGCCAGAGATGTACCAGCACCCGCGTAATCGTTGATGGTGATTGAAGGTGCAGTGCGGATACGGATAGTATCGCCCTGATTCTTCAGTTCGCCTTCCCAAGAAGTGTTAGCAATCTCGGCAAGCATTGTGTTGGCGAAGAACTTAGCATTAAGTTTTTTAGACCACAGTTGTGGGATAAAACCGCCAGAATATGAAGGGGTAGTGTCAAAATCACCAGACCCAACTACAGGAAATACAGCAGCCATGATTGGCCTCCTATCTGTTTAACAAAGTTTTGGTTAATTACCGTACGCGTCCTTCGACATACGCAGCGGTAATTTCAGCTTCAAGTTTAAGTGCGTCATCATAGCGCCCTGAAGTGTTCAACGTGCGAACCTTATCCCATGCACGTTCTGCTTCAGCTTCTGTATACACCTTCTTGCCCGTATCCTTAGGCGTAGGTGTAGCCGTAGCGGTACGACTCGGCGCAACCTGCTTTTCGAGTTCCGCTTGGCGGGTGTCTTCCTTCTTAGCGACAGGCTCCAGCGTCGATTTGAACAACTTCACATAATCCGCCACTGCTTCGGCATCACCCTGTTCAAATGCTTGCTGGGCAAGCGTGCGGCGTGGGCCACGAACAATCGGGTCATGCTCATTGAGCCAAGCGACCCAGCGTGAATCATTATTGATTTGCTGAAAGTCTGGTACGATTTGCTGAAGTTTCTGCTCGAAACTCATTTCACCGTACTGGCCCTGCAATGAGGCTATTGTCTGTTCAAGTTTCGCAATCTTAGTCTCGTACTTAGACGCTACTTCGGTTGCGATTCGACGTTGAACGTCAAGGAGTTCTTCACCAAACTCTTCACGATCCGCATCGGTTACCAGACTGCTTTTAGCTTCTGCTTCAACTTCCTGCTTCTGCTCCATCGCTTGCTTCAGGCTATTAACCTGTCCCATCAAGTCTTTAACTTGTTGGTGTAAACGTGGAACTTCTGCGTCGTACTTACCCCGGAGGGTGTTGTACTTCTGCTTGAAGTCGTCGGCAGTTTCTTCAACAGCCTTAAGTTTTGGCTCTTCTTTAACAGGCTCTTGCGGAGTTTGGTCCTCTACTACTTCATCCACTGTCTCCGCAGGTTCTTCCTCTTTAGGCTCCTTACGGGCTTGCATCTGTTTTTCGAGTTCTTCAATTTCTTTAAGATCTTGTTCGACCTGTTGTGGTAAAGCCATCTTTTCTCCTTGAAGCACCAACTCTGTTACACAGCGCCCGAAGTATGCCGCATTTCATAATGGTGTGCTTCTTACGTTTCCCCGCCTAACGACGGGACTCTACTTTAACTGCGTCATTCACAGCTTTTAGTAAATCATCGAAAGCTTGTGCTCGGCCTTGTAGACGGTGGATTCTCGCCGTTTCGTCTGCGGCTACGAGCTGTGCTTTCGTCTCTTCGAGTTGCAACTGTAATACTTCCAGTAACTTCTCGTATCCCGGTTCCCGCAAACGAGCCAATGCCTTAACGTGCGCGGTTTCCATAGAATTAAGGTTTATCATACGATAATAAATATACCACAGTTTGTATCCTGTCAACATGTTAACTGAACATCAGGTCAACATGTTAGAGAAACATCAATATTTCTTCAGGAAGATTCTGTACGGCCTCGGGTTCCCAATATGAATAGTATGATTTCGCACGTACTGATATAGGTTTAACGATAACAGTCGGTATCGGCGGCAACCGGGACACACGACTCTGATTTACGTTACGTACTTCAGGCGCGTTAGCGTGAGCGGACGGCTTCTTAGCCGTAACCCGCGTTTCTGTCCGTACAGAGACAGTCGGCGGCATTGCGCCCGTAGTGGGTTCCTCGACACCTACCCGACTGCGTGCTTCCACGCGCTCGTATAGGATGTCGGTCCCTGTAGATATACGTTCTACGGGAATAGGGTGTAGCAGTGCGACACGCGCAGACGCCCGTATAGAAACGGGTTCGGTCTTAGCTCCACGTATCGGAGTCCACAGGTTAGCGTAGGGGAT